ACATCATCAACCTGAGCCGTCAGTCCATCATCAACGATGACCTGGGCGCTTTTGTCGGGCTGTCGCAGATGCTGGGCCGGGCAGCCGCCCGCACCATTGAGGCCACCGTATACGCACTGCTGGCGGAGAACAACGGCCAGGGTCCGAAGATGGAAGACGGCAAAACCCTGTTCCACGCAAGCCACGGGAACGTGGCCGCCGGTGCTGCACTGTCCGTCGAGGCCATCGACGCCATGCGCGTACTGATGGCAAGCCAGAAAGACATCAGCGGCAACGATTTCCTGGACATTCGTCCGTATGCGCTGCTGGTGCCCCTGGGCATGGGTGGTGATGCACGCGTCATCAATGACGCGGAGTACGATCCGGACACCAGCGGCAAGCTGCAGAAGCCGAACAAAGTCCGCGGCCTGTTCAGCGACATCATCGATACCCCGCGCCTGACCGGTACCCGGTACTACGCGTTTGCCGCCCCGGAGGAGGCCCCGGTGATCGAGGTGTCTTTCCTCGACGGCAACCAGACCCCGTATCTTGAAGTCATGGACGGCTTCGATGTGGATGGCGCCCGCTACAAGGTTCGTTTGGACTTCGGTGTGTCCGCTGTCGACTACCGTGGCGCAGTAACCAACGCCGGCCAGTAAGGCCGGCTCACCAGAGGGCAGAAACATGGCTACGAACTTTATTCAGCCCGGCAACGTCCTGACGCTGACTGCGCCCGCTGGCGGCGTGGTGTCAGGGGCCGGTTACATGATCGGCGACCTGTTTGTGGTCGCTCTGCATGACGCGGCCGAAGGGGCCGCGTTTGAAGGTCAATGCGTTGGCGTCTGGCAGCTGCCGAAGAAGTCCGGCGAGGCCTGGACCGAAGGCGCGGCGATTTACTGGGATGGCTCCGAGTGCACGACCACCGCTGACTTGGCCACGCTCATCGGCAACGCGGTAGCCGACGCAGATGAGTCTGCGACGGTTGGTGTCGTACGTCTGAGCGCATAAAGCAGTAGCGCCCGGAAACCCGGGCGCAGCAAAGGGCATCAGGATGGATCGGGACCTTCTGAAAAAACAACTGGAGCGGCATGAAGGGTGCCGCCTCCGCCCGTACAGGGACACTGTCGGCAAGCTGACGATCGGCATCGGCCGCAACCTTGATGATGTAGGTATCACCAGGGATGAGGCGGACATGATGCTGGACCACGACATTGACCGGGCCGTCCAGGTGATGGAAACGGTGGACGAGTATCAGGCCCTGGACAGCATACGCCAGACAGTTCTGGTGAACATGTGCTTCAACCTCGGTTTCCGCCGCCTGATGGGGTTCCGACGCATGTGGAGGGCCCTGCGAGTGCATGATTATGCATCCGCAGCCCGGGAGATGCTGGACAGCCGATGGGCTGCGCAGGTCGGACGGCGGGCGCAGGAGCTGGCGGAGATCATGCGCACCGGGGAGGCCGCTCATGATCGATGACCGCAGAGGCTGGCACATCGACAAGGGCATCGGAGTGGCCCACATCATCACGACCGTGATGCTGATTGTCACAGCCATCTGGTTCTTTGCAGGGCAGGACCGGCGCATTGCAGTGCTGGAGATCGGAGTGCACAACCTGCAGCAGTCCAGACTGCAGGATCAGGCCCGGACCGAGAAGAAGTTCGACGAGCTGAAAACCGACCTGCGTATGATTAGCGCCAAGCTGGATCGGCTAATTGAGGGCAATGGCGGTGTCCGTTGATCATCCAAATCCGAGCCGGTGGTGGTTTCACCGCCGCCTGATGGCCTATTTCAGCCTGGCCTGTTTGGCAGCGCTGTTGATAGGGATATTTGGGGATCATATACCAGAGCCGATGTTACCACTGGCCCAGACCCTAGCCTGGGTGTTCAGCGCCAACCTTCTGTACTACTACGGCGGTAATGCCGTGGAGCACCTAAAGGGTCGCAAAATGGCCAAGTGCCCGAGGAGCCTGACCCTGCTGACTGACGGAACCGGCCAGGATGTCGTGCTCACCATGCGTGACTGGGCAGCCACCTATCACGACTGCGCCACCCGGCACAATGGGCTAGTGGACGCGCTACGGGGCGCGCAATGAGCTTAATGAGACCGGCGGCTCTGTTGTCATGGCGGCCAGACCGCAGTAGTGGAGCTAGCCGGCGGGAGGGAAAAGGTACTCCTGATGGGGGTGCCCATCGTGGGTGCGCGGAGGCTCGGGGTTTCGCTGTTTGTGAAATTTGTTTGAGTGGAGTTGTTGTTTAATGAGCGCTTTTTCTGACGCACTGACTGCAGCCGACCCGCAGCTGTTCGACATCTTCGGTGATCCCTGCATTTACGACGATGGCAAGGGCAACGAAGTGGCGACACTGGTGGTCATCGACAAGAATGTGGAAGTAATGAGCGCTTTCGATACTCAGATGCCGGCACTGCGCAACGTCGCCAGCCTGCTGAAGTCGCAAGTGCCAGAGCCGAAACGCGGACACCGGATCACGGTAGGCGCCGATACATACGTGGTGGATCGCGTAAACGCCGATGACGGCCATGTTCTGACGGTGCTGCTGCAATGATCCGAGCCGAAATAAGCCGCTCCTCCCTACGATCCGTGCAGGTGGTGCTCAAAGGTATCTCCGGCGAAGCACCGAAAGTGCTGGTCCGAAGCCTGAACGGGACCGCACAAAAAGCGCAGACGGAGGGCTCTAAGGAGGTTCGCAAGCAGGTAAATCTGAAGGCGGCGTATGTGAAGGCCCGGCTGAAGGTCAACAAGGCCAACTACCGGAACTTGACATCCTCAATCACCACACCGGTACAAGGCATCCTTCTGTCTAGGTTCTCAACCGACCGAACCATTTCCGGCGATGGCGTCAGCTGGGTCCGCCCGCCGAAAGTGCCAGCCCGTGGTATCCGCGTAAAAGTGGATCCCAGCAGCGGCGCGAAGGTTGTCAGAGGCCATCCGGAAACCACCGGCAAGCCGTTCTATATCATCCTGAAAAACAGTGGCCGCGTGGCGATTGCAGGGCGGCGAACCACGCCAGGGCCGCGAGGTGGGAAGCTGAAAGTGTTCTATGGCCCGTCGCTGTCGCAAGTTTTCGATGATGTCATCGACGACATTCAGGGCCCGATGGGTGACTTCCTGCAGAAAGAAGTGGACAAAAACATCGCCGCTGTTTTGAGGGGGTACTAATGGCTGACAGCATCCGCGAGCAAGTGGTGGCCGCATTCGCCGCGCGCATCGGCGCAGACCGGGCCCTGCAGCTGGACGGAGCCTGCGAGCTTCCCGCGAAAGCCGTATGGGATTTCACCGAGACAGCCGAGCGCACAAGGTACGGCACGCTCAATATGACTCTTGGCTTGAGCGTTGGGTACATGGCCAAATTCGACCGCGCAAAGGGCGCCAGCAAGCAAGCAAACGAGATGTTGGCCGAGCTTCTGGAGGACGCGCTGAACAGCGACCCGACCATGGGCGGGTTGGCTCAGAGCATCAACTACATCGAATCGACCGTGGATTACCCGGAGCCAGGGCAAAACGAAATCGCCGTTCTTGCCACCTTCGAGATCGTATACGAAACCAGCGCAACAACACCTTATTCATGACCGCGCCACGGCGCATACTAACCCGTAAACCGCCCGCACAGGGCAATCAGCACTTGGAGACATAACATGGCAACCGCTGAAAATGCAAAAATCCAGTATGAGGGCGGACAGAATCAGATCCCGATGAGCGCTCTGATCGATTCTGGCGACGCTACTGTTTTTGAATCCGGCGTCGAGCTTTGGTCCCGTCGGTCAGGCTTCGAGCCGGTAGTTCGCCCGGATGGCCTGATTACTGGCGCGAATATCACCCCGGCGGCTGGTGGACAAAATGACGCTGTGGACGTTTCCGCCCTGACCGCTTACGTGAACGGCGAGACCGTAGTGGCTGCAGCAAAAACCGGCCTGACCTGTGCCCGCGCATCTGTGGACACCCACATCGTGTACAGCATCTGCGTGGACTCTACCGGCGCAATCACAGCCGTGGCTGGCAGCGAAGGCACTGCATTCACTTCGGATCGCGGCACTGCTGGTGGTCCTCCTTACGTGCCGGTCGGGTCGGTCGAGCTGGGTCAGGTTCGTCTGTCTTCCGCAACGCCGGCGCCGATCAAGGAGTCCGAGATCTATCAGGTGGTGGGCGTTCACCAGGAGCGTTATGACTTCCCGATCTACAACGTGGACTATCGAAACGGCGAAGTGCATTTCAACAGCCCCCTGCCGCTAATTCATACTGGTGATAAGCCGAAGGGCGTGTTTGCCAGCTATGCCGAGCCGATTTTTGCGGACGTACCGAAGGGTACTGACTTCCAGCCTTCCGAAACGTCGCATTCCGTCAGCTCTACTCAGATTTACGGAACCACCCTGGGCTCCACCAGCTCGACGCTGAACCAGGCGAGCTTCACCGCTTACCTGAACGACGGCGTCACGGATGGCCTGGTGAAGCTGAAAAACGAAATCCTGTGGTTCAAGTTCTTCCCGAATCGCTTCCAGAGCAGCTATATCCTGGAGCAGGGCAAGCTTGGCATCACCCGGACATTCCCGGCTGGCGACGAGATCCAGGCGAGCTGCACCATTTCGCCTGAATCTGCCGGAGTGGAGGTGACCGCGTAATGACTTTCGACCTCAAGGCCTTCCAGAAGACCCAGTTCGTCCCGCGTGAAACGGAAGTCACACTGGATGCCGTGGCGGAAGCCGGCATGGGTGATGGCGTGGTCAAGGTTCGCGGGCTTACTGCCCGCGAGCTGGCCGAGGCCGAAGAATCCGCCCAGAAGGGAAAACTGCTATCGGATCTGGTCGAAAGGCTGGCGGGCAGCGGCAAGGAGAAAGTCAGCGCCCTGATGGAGGGCATCGGCTTCCATCAGGACGTGCCGGCATCCCTGGCAAAGCGGATGGAGCATGTCCGCCTGGGCGTGATTGAGCCCAAGATGGATCTGGCCGACGTTGCCAAGCTGGCCGAAGTATTCCCGGTTGAGTTCACGATCCTGGCGAACAAGATCATGGAGCTGACCGGCAAGGGGCAACAGGCCCAGGTAAAGCGAAAGCCCTCTGGCGGCAAGGCGGTATCCAGGCCAGCCTAGCACTGGCCGACCGCAAAGGGCGGTTTCTGTTCGAGGTCCGCCCCGACGTTTTCCCAGAGGGCTACCTGACCGATACTGAAATCAGCCTGTGGTCTATGTGGTACGCACACAGCAGCAAAGCATAGTGTGCTTCCGATAACTACCTAGAACACCAGAAGCCCGGTCAAGAGCCGGGTTTGCATGGAGAAACCATGGCAGACCTAAAAAGAACGGTTGAGCTGATCTTCAACGGCACCGACAAGACCGGTAGCGCCATTGCCTCAGTCGGCCATAATTTGGACTCACTGACCGACAAAGCCGGCAGCATCACCGGGCCGCTGGCCAACGCCGCCGACAGCATTCTGAAGCTGGAAGCCGCCCTGGTAGCCATGGGCGCCGCCGCTATGGTGTTTGCGACCAAGGAGGCCACTGCCTTCGAAGCCGCGCTAATCGATCTCCAGAAGGTGATGGATGAAAGCGAGGGTAGTGCTAGCGATTACTCTGACACCTTCAGCGACCTATCCAGCCGGTTCGGCGTAAACGCCGCCGCCATAATTCAAAGCACCGCAGATTTCCGGCAAGCTGGTTTTGATATCAGCGACTCCCTTACGCTGGTCGAGCAGTCCCTCCTGGCGGTGAACGCCGCTGACCTGACCGCGCAGCAATCATCCGAGCTGCTTATCAGTACGCTAGCGGGCTTTCAGGCCCCGGCCTCCGAAGCGGCCCGGCTGCTGGACGTACTAAATGCAGTCTCTAACAATGCCGGCGCGTCCGTGGAGCAGTTGGGTGACGGATTCAAGGTCCTAAGTCCTATAGCAAAAACGCTGGGTTTGAGCTTTGAAGAAACCGCCGCCCTGCTCACCCCGGTGGTGGAGGTCACCCGGTCCGGGACTGAATCCGCCAACGCTCTCAAGACCGCAATTTCTAACCTTATCAAGCCCACGAAAGAGCGCAGAGACCTGCTGGAAGACGAGCTTGGCATTCAGCTTGAGATTAACGGCCAGCGGCGCGACACCAAGGACGTGCTGTATGACCTTATCGACGCCACCCAGAGCCTGGACGATAACGAGAAGCAGCGTGTGGCAACGATCATTGCCGGGGCCGAGCAGATGTCCCGGTTCCTGGCGGTGCTGAATAGTGCGGAGCGCTCCGAAGAAATCCTGAAAGTGGCGATGGAGTCTTCCGGCTCAGCGCTGGAAGAATTCGAAGTCAAGACCGCATCCGCTGAATTTGCGCTCAAGCAGCTGAACGCTGCCTTTACCACCGCAGCAGCCACCGCCGGCCTTGAATACATAAACCAAACCAAGAACGTCACAGACGCTACCACCAATCTGGTGGACAGCTTCCGGGAAGCCATCCAGGGCAATAATGCGGAAGTTCTGTTTGGCGCACTACGAACCGGTCTGGATGACCTTGCCGAGCGAATCAACATCATCGCGGAGAACCTGCCGGAGGCATTCGAAGGCGTAGACCTGACCGGCCTGCTGGGTGCCTTCGGGGACCTTGGTGGCGAGCTGCGGGATTCCTTTAAGGCCATCTTCGGCGATATTGACCTGGCCACCGTGGAGGGCCTGCAGGAAGCGCTGCAAAAGATCGTGGACGGGTTTACTGCCCTGACCAACATCACTGCGGGGGTCATCGCCGGACTGGAACCCCTGTTCAGAGCCATCGGCGCTGGCGTCGATGAATTCCAGAACCTGGACAGCGCTACTCAGAAAACCGTGGGCGAACTGCTCGGCCTGGCAAAAACGATAGATACCATGCTCCCGCTGCTCGAAGGTCTTGGATCTGGGCTAGAGTCTGTCGGCAATGGCCTGGCTGCGCTGGCAGGCGCACAGGGATTCAAAGCCCTGATTGACAACCTGAACAGCGTGAAGTCCATTGCGGCGGTTGCCGGCAGAGGCGGCCTTGTTGGCTTGGCCCTCGCTGGCGGCTATGGGATCGGGACTGTAATCAATGACACCATCATCAGACCGCTGGAGGAAAAATTCGGTAACTCTATCGGCGGCTGGCTGTACGATCAGCTGAACGCAGACGAGCTGGAGCGCATCGCCCAGCAGTTCGCGCCGGTGACAGGTGAAATCAAGCGGCTCAGTGATGAAACGAACGAGCTGCGGGAAATGAATGCCAGGCTGGCGAACATGCTCAACGACACCGCCGTGGCCAGCAAGGAGACCCAGCGGGCCTGGCAGGATTACGCCGATAGCCTGGTGGAAGCGGCGAACAGACAGGAAGGCGTTACAAAGGCCGTCGAATCCTCTGGCGGCGCGCTGGATCGGGTAAAAACCG